CTCTATTACCGGCTATTAGAGAATTCTTTGATTATGTAACTAATCGCCTAATCCCAATTCTTATCGAGGCCAAAGATAGAGCTTTAGAGCCAATCAAAAAAGCCTTTGAGGATAACAAAGAAGCAATCCAGAGCCTATGGCAATTTACTAAAGATTACTTAGTTCCTCTCTTTGAGTTCACTTTAGTCCGCGCTATTGAAAACGTTGGCAAAGTTATAGGCTCAATTCTTAACATAATTGGCACAGTCGTAGAAGGTATTAAATCGGTTGCTAGAACCGCAATTGACGCAATTAACGCTTTAATTAGCGCATATAACGCCATTCCATTCCTAGGCAACATAAACCAAGTTCAATTGCCATCATTCTTAACAACTGGTGGGGGCGTTGGTATGCAACGCGTTACGACTGGTGGTGGAACTGGCGGTGGTGGTAGCACTATTGGAACTGGCGGTGGGACTACTGCAACTGGTGGTGGGACTACTGGAACTTCTGGTGGCTCAACGAAAATTAGCACCGGCGTAACTGCGGCGGTTGATAAGTTTGCAGGAATTCCGCTTTATGACGCACTAAAGCAATTAGACACAATGTTAAAGCAGACTAATCGTCAATTTAACGCAGGTGAGATTAGCCCTTATGTTGCTCAACTTCGCTTGAACGAAGCCTTAGCAACTCGAGATGCTCTAATGGGTCAAGTTAATGTTTATGTTCAAGCCCCTAGCGCAATAGATCAAACAGGATTTACCCGAGCAGTAGTAGACGCTCTTAACAGCGTAGAACGACGACAAGGCGGCGGAGCTAGCCAGCTAGTAGGGTTATGACACTCTGGAATCCTGAGTATCGCGTAAAGGTAAACGGCTACACAGTAACTAGCGCAACCTTAGCCGGAATGACTATAACTTCCGGTCGAACTGACATCTATGCCCAACCGCAGGCCGGCTATTGCAACCTTTCACTACTCGAAACAAATGAATCGTCGGTTAATTACGAGATTAATATGCCACTCACAGTCGAGGTTAAAGACTCTAACGGCGATTACGTTTATCTATTCGGCGGCTTTATTAGCGACCTTAATATTGAAGTAGCAACCTCAGGATCTACGGCGCTAAGTCAGCGAATCAATATCGTAGCCGTTGGCGCTTTGGCTCGATTAGCTAGAGCTATATTCGAGGGCAATATCGCCAGCGATATGGATGGAGACCAGATTTACACAATTCTTAGCGGCGTTTTGTTCGATACTTGGGACGAAGTTCCCGGCGCTGTTACTTGGAATGATTATGACCCGACTGTTACTTGGGCTAATGCGGAAAATAGTGGTTTGGGTGAAATAGACCAACCGGGCGATTATGAGTTAGATTCTCAAAGCAACGTCTTAAATAACGTCTATGCGGTAGTTAGTGGCTTGGCTACTTCAGGCCTTGGTTATATTTACGAAGATGCCCAAGGTCGAATCGGTTACGCCGATAGCACTCACCGAAGCGAATATCTAGCTGCTAACGGATATGTAGACCTAGACGGCAACCACGCAACCGGGTCAGGGCTTAACATAGTCAAGCGAGCTGGCGACGTTCGCAACGCCATTACGATTACTTACGGCAGCGCTGGCAATCAATCAGTTACAGACTCAGACGCCGCTTCAATTGGAGATTACGGGCAATTAGCCGCAACTGTTTCAACAACGCTAAAGAACCAATCGGATGCTGAAGACCAAGCTGCGTTCTATTTAGCGCTTCGAGCGTATCCACAATATTTAATGAATCGCATAACCTTTGAGGTGGGCAGCCCGGAGATTGACGACACCGACCGCGATAGCCTTCTAAATGTATTTATGGGATTACCGCTTAACATTACAAATCTTCCGACCAATATGGTTGGCGGAGAGTTCCAAGGATTCGTCGAGGGATGGACTTGGCGAGCTGGATATAACCGACTAACTCTTGACCTAAATGTCTCACCTATCTCTTATTCTCTCCAAGCCTTCCGATGGAATAATGTCCCGGTAACCGAGACTTGGAATACATTAAACCCAACTATGACTTGGCTAGACGCTACAATAGTAAGCTAAAGGAGAACAATGGCAACGACTACGAATTATGGCTGGCAAACGCCTGACGATACGGCGTTGGTTAAGGATGGAGCCAGTGCGATACGTTCGCTCGGATCGTCAATTGATACGACAACCAAGGCGCTAAATCCAGAGACAACCCTTGGAGACATTTCATATCGTTCTTCCACAGCTAATACAAATACTCGTTTAGCAATTGGGACTTCAGGTCAAGTGTTAAGTGTAAATGGTAGCGGTGTTCCTGCTTGGACAACAATTTCAAGCGGTGGAATGACTTTAATCAGCGAACAAACTTTGAGTGCTGTAACCAGCGTAACTTACAATAGTTTGGGAAGTTATAAACAACTTCTTCTAGTGTGGGGTGGAATTTATCACAGCGCAAGCGGGTCTGAGTTTGTTTTAAGATTAAATAATTCAACGTCAGCCAATTATAAATACGGATTTATAAACTCAAACGATTCAAGTTTAACTAGCGGAAGCACAAGTAATAGTATCGTTATATCACAAATGTTTGGTAGTAGTGCAAGTTCAACAACCGCACAGGAAACAAGCAAAGGTTATTTTGTAATTACAAATTACACTTCCAGCACAAAGCAAAAAAATTACTATGGTGGACATTCATACGCTAATAATTTTGGTAACAACATTACTTATAATTATTCTGGTTTCTTTGCAGATACGACCGCAATTACATCTTTAGACATTGTAAGATTGTCAGGGAGCGCAACATTGAGTAATTTATCAAATACTACTATTTCGTTATATGGAGTGTCTTAATTATGAAACTTATTATTAACTGTGAAACTGGCGAAATAATCGAGCGCGAATTAAATAAAGAAGAATTAGCACAACAAACAAAAGATGAAGCTGAGGTTATAAAAGCAAAAGCGGAAGCACAAGCAAAAGCAGAAGCGAGAGCCGCACTTCTTGAACGCCTGAAGCAAAACTCCTTCTAGGCTGATGGCTAAACTCTGCAAAGCCGGCGTCCAACTTAGAGAGCAAATAGACGATGATTATCCGAGTCGCGACCGCCGTAGTGATGGTTGGATTGCTGATAGTCGTCATCTCGCTAAAGGCGCTTCAGACCATATCCCGGTTAATGGAATCGTCCGAGCAATCGACATAGATGCTGATCTTCAAGCTCACAAAGAAGAAGCGCATAGCCTCGCAGACAAAATCCGTAAATGTGCCAAGCGAGGCGACAAGCGCATTAAATATGTTATCTATGGCGCAAACCCTCACCGCTCTCACATTCATATTAGCTTTAACCCGTCCGGGGATTCCGACGGATCTTGGTTTGACCTCGAAGGAGAGAGATGAAAGACCTAATCGCTAAAATCAAATCGCCAGAATTTAAGGAAGCGTTCAAGGATTACTGCCTAGCAGTTGCAGCTTCAGGCGTAACTCTTGGCGTTTCATTCCTTCTCGACTTCGCTCCAGAATACGCAGTCCTAATCGGTGCTATTACAGCTCCAGCCTTACGCTGGGCAGACAAGAACTCCAAGCAATATGGACGCAAGTAACGTCGCAGCCTTTATAGCGTCCGTTCTCGGATCTATTGGCCTACTTATTGCTGGCCTTCGCTATATCATAAAACTCGAGAACCTTCCGCTACTTTCCAGACTTGATAAGTTAGAATCAACCCTTGAAATTGCTTTAGCGGAAAGGGTAAAGAGTGGCACAAAGAAAACGCGTCGCTAAAAAGCCTGTCAAACGCCGTAAGCGCACAGTTAAAGAACTTCCTACAAAGCTTGATTTTTGGGCTATTGCAGCTCAAGAGATTTATAAATCCTGCCGTAAAGCCGGAATGAGTGAAGAACTGGCTTTGGCCTTTGCTATGGATAGAGACAGTTGGCCGGATTGGGTAGTAGACCCTTCAGATCCAATTAAGAAGATTGGATGGGAAGACGGCGAGGAAGACGTCTAATTTACTTTAGAGAGGTCGAACTCTTTGAGGCGCTAAAGGCCGAATATCCGGACTTAACGCCACTATCGGCGACCGACCGAGCCGACGGCATAACCGGCGACGCATACATAGAACTTAAGTGCCGCAGAACCCATTATCCGACTTTGATGATTGAGCGCAAGAAGTGGCAATACTTGGCCGAAATAAGGGCTAGAACGGGCGCTAGGACGCTTTACATCAACTCGACGCCTAAAGGTATCTACGAGTTCGATTTAGGGGCTATAAACGAGCCTGAATGGCTTTGGCAGAACCTTCCTAGTAAGACTGATTTTGCAGGCTCTACGCAGATAGGGAAGTGGGTTGGATATTTAGACCTGCGACACTCCCGACTGCTACTTGCCTAAATAGATTTAACTAAATACATTTAGCCAGTAAATCCATTTACCTAGGATTTACAAGGGAGCTAAATGATAAATAAAGTAGACGTAATTAAGTTTGATGCTCAATCCGGAGCTTGGACTGATGGTAAGAATTATGTTAAAGGCCAGATAATCAGGCGATATGCAATTGAGAATCTAGGCCGCAAAGCTGGCCGGGGGCGTCTGTCCCGGAAAGAAATCTCTGACTATTGGCTAGATAGATTCGGGGTGAGTGCAGATGTTGAGTAATTTAGTTATTTACTTCTTAACAGCCCTATTGGTTTATCAGGCTTACAAAATCGAAGGCAGAGAAGATAGAGCCTTCCGTAAAGGATATGAAAGGGGGCTAAAGGATGGACGAGGAACTTATGGAAAGGTCTCTCAATGAGTGGATTGAAGACGCTAGAGACACCCTCAACGACAGGGGGTTCGAATATGGTGATCCGAGAGACAATCTATTACGCATTTTCCAAATCGGAAAGTGTCTCGGTATTCAGCTGCGAGACCCATCTGACGTCGCTTTGCTTTTTATCGCGACGAAACTCTCAAGAATGGTGGAAAGTCCGGGGCGCGAGGATTCGTATCTCGACCTCATTGGATACAGCGCAATCTTATCCAGAACCCGATTCACCGATTGGAGCGACTTTGACACTTTTGAGAAATAGCAACCCGAGTCAATGGTGCGACATCTGTAAGCAACGCTACGGATCTCATCGAGGCGAATGGAACTTAAAAGCTCAGAAACCTGCTTATTGGAAGTGCGTTAGCCAGAGTCCATTAAGAAGAAACCAAGTGCGCTTCTACTGTCTGGATTGTGCTAACGATATCCAGAACTGGCCTGATGGCACATTTTATTCATTAAAAGAACAGCTCTTAGATGGTCTAAGAGGAGCAACAGAAAGGTTGAATTTAGATGTCGAATTACCTAGATAACTACGTTGGAGTTTGGGAACGCTTTGCAGAATTCACAAAGGCGCACCCGGACTATCGCGTTAAAACTCACGTATTGGCCGAATCACTAGCAAAGGAGTGCGATGTTTATATCGTCAAAACTGAAATCTTTAGAACTGAAGTTGATGCTAATCCTTGGACGACGGGTCTATCTTCAGAAGTCAAAACAAAGCAATACGCGCTTGAACTTGCAGAAACTGGCAGCTTGCAGAGAGCTTTACAGTTGGCTGGATACTTGGCAAAGCCAAATGGGTCTAAACCCAACCAGAGTCACTATAAACCAATACAGACAACATCAGAGAAGCTGGCAGAGTTCGTTAAAGAACAAAGACCAGAAGACCCAGAACCAATAGTCCACAACATTCAACACCTAGTAGATGAATTAGGCGCTGAGATAGTGGATGAAGTGCCAATCTGTAACCACGGCGCTATGGTGCTAAAGCAGGGCAACAAAGAGGGCAAAGACTATCGAGGATGGGTTTGCAGCTCTAAAGATCGTAACGAACAATGCCCGGCTAAATGGATGAAGATTGACGAATCCGGTAAATGGGTGTTTAGAAAGTGAACTTAGACGTCCATCCGTTCAAGTGCGGTCAATGCAAAGCCATTAGACCTCACCGGCTACTTAAAGAATACGAGTGCCCAGACATACCCGAAGCTCCGGGAACTGTCTGGCTCGTTGAGTGCCAAGGATGCTTC